GCAGGAATTGATGAACCATTCATACAAAAAAAGGAAGTATTTGACCAAATGATTGCAAGGGTAAGACATCCAGAGGCAAATCACTTAGAGATATTCTTAACAGGTACTCCAGAGCAACTTAATTGGGGTTATGAGTTAAGTAATCGTACTGATCTTGATATTGGTATTGTATATGGTTCTACATTAGATAATCTGCACTTACCAGAAGAATATAAACAAAACTTACTATCAGCTTACTCAGATGATGAAATAAAAGCCTATGTACATGGGCAGTTTGTTAATCTAACACAAGGTAGGGTATATAAAGACTTTGACAGAACTAAGCATATTACTAAGAGAACTGATCTAAACAACTTACCTGTAGTTATATGCCAAGACTATAATGTTGATTATGCTAGTGCATTAGCTGTTAGAATGGGTAATGGATGGATTCATGTATTCAAAGAGTATCGCATGAGTAATGCTAATACTTACGATATGGCTGAGTTAATTAAGAAAGACTTTCCTAATGTAACTGTAATATCAGATGCTAGTGGTAATGCTCGTAAGAGTTCAGCAGTATCATCAGACCATGAGATTATGAGGTCATACGGATTTACAGTTAAATCACCTAGAAAGAACCCTGCTGTAAGAGATAGGGTAGCTAGTGTTAATAAGTTGATAAGGGAAGGTAACTTTAGTGTAGAAGGATGTCCTAACCTAGTAATGGACTTAGAGCAAAATGTTTGGAGACTTGGAGACATTGATAAGCGTGATGATAAGCAAACACACCTTAGTGATGCTTTAGGTTATCTATGTAACTACTACTTTCCTTTACGCACTAGGAAGGCTATTAGCAGAGAATGGTAGAGTTTTTATTGGGTATAGTAGTAGGAATCATTATCACTTTCATATTCTTACACTATTATGGTAAGCATTTAGATTTACGAAAGAAAGAACAGATGGGGGAGTTCATCAGAGAATATACAGAGGCTAATAATTATGCCACATCTTAAAGGTTTATAAATGGAATTACATGATAAAATAATGCTCCCAGACCTCGGTAAAGAGGCTGTTTTGCGTTCAGTTAAAGAGGCTGAATATAATGCACTAGATGATATTATAGCTGAAAAGAACACATCTTTAGACTTCTATTACAATAGAAACTTAGATGATCATATATCGCAGTATTTTAGTTCAGAATCCTTATCTCAGATTCCTCCTGTGATCATGTCATTAGTTAAGAGGTTTGCTAAGAGTAGATTGATGTTACTTAAACAACCTGCTGAAAGATTTATTAATGGTGAGTTTAATGATTACTATGCTGAGAAAGCTCACAACTTAGATAGTAAAGTAAGAGAGTTTGGGGAATTATCTTGGCTATTAGGTAGCTGTCATCTACAGAGTATGTATAATGAAAAGATGCAACGCATTGAATATAAATTGCATCCTATTGTAAAAGAGTATGTATATGATGGTGAAGTATATGGCATGAGCTATGAGATACATAGAGATCATAATGGGGATAGGCAGTTCGTATTCTGGAGTAAGCCTATGGATGGTGAGCAGGGTATGCACTTCCGTTTCAAGTTAAATGGTGCAATGTTTCCGATAGGTAATAACATAGAAATGGTAAATCCTTATGATGTTATCCCTATTACTAAAGTAGAGTTCAATACAAACGCATACGATGTTACAAGGTGTGCTATTCATGCTAGTAACGCATGGACAGAGATAATGATAGCTACAAGGCTTATGATGGGTTCACCTGTGATTACAGGATTAGATTCAGAGATACCACCTTATATGAAGTTTGGTATTGATAGACTTATTGCACTTCCAGAAGGTGCTAATATGCAGTATGTAAGTCCTAATGCTAATCTGATCCAGATGATACAATCCGTAAAAGATTTAATTAATCAAGTAGGGCAGAATCATAGCTTAACAATTAGATGGGGTGAATCATCAGCACCTCCAAGTGGTGAGGCATTAAAGATTCTATCTGTAGATAATATAGAAACCAGAGAGTCTGATATTCCAATCTTTAGAGACTTTGAGCATGAAAGATATATGATAGATAGGGAAGTGTTAAGAGTGCATGAGGGTGCTAATCTATCAGAGAATTACAGCGTAGACTATCCAGAGGTAGGGTTTCCTATGACATGGACAGAAGAACGCAACAAACTAGAGTTTCTGATGGAGCATAACCTTATTACTAGGGAAGAGCTTATTAGAAAGTTTAATCCAGATATAGATGAGGCTGAACTTGCTATGAAGATGCAAGAGTTAGAACCAGAGCAACCAGAGCAACCTGCTAACAAGTTATTAGAGGCATTACAGCGTGGCTAAAGAAACAGCATCATTAGAATATGCTAAAGCAGTAGAACGAGTACAGAAAGAGCTTGTAGAACAGATATTTGATCTACAAAAGCAGGGACTTAGTAAGAATGAGATTCTACTTGTATTACAGGGGTTGGATATGGAAGATATTATTCTTAACCAACTTAATCTAAATGCTGATATAGATAAGCTAATGCTAGAATATGAGAATGTATTAGGTGCTATGGAAATGACAGGTGCAGTTACAGCAGAGTCCTTAACAGCCTTACAGCGTATAGATAGAAACTCATTTGCTAAACAAGCAGGGGTAATGGGTGAGCTTATTAAAAAGGAAGTAGCTAGGGGAATACTAGCAGGTGCTACTGAGAAAGAGATAGCAGATGGTATTTTAAGGGGTGCAGGTGGCGTTTTAAGACCAGATCAAGCAGAAACCCTAGCTAATACTGCCTTAAATCAATTTGAGCGTAATGTAACAGTAGAGATGGCAGAACTTGATCCTGCTGATGCTAGTTATGTTTACTTAGGTGTTATAGACCAAAAGACCAGAGATATATGTTTACTTATGGCTAGTGAAGGTTCAATGACCAGAGCAGAGATAGATGCTAAGTATCCTAATACATTTAGTAATGCAGGTGGATTTAATTGCAGACATAGATGGGCAAGAGAAACATCTAGATCAGAACAATTAATCAAACCAGATAAAGCATCATCACTTATAGATGATAAAAAAAGATTTAATCCTGTAACTGTAGAGGGTATAAAGGTTGGGTAAACTAGCTAACATACCAAGATTTGATAAGCAGTTCTGGAGAGAGGTGGGTAATGAAATCACCGATGAGATACGAGTACAGACACAGAAGAAGGGTAAGGATGTATTCAACAAGAATTTTAAGTCATATAGTAGGGGATATGCAGAGCGTAAGCCTCGTATAAGAAGAGGTAGTGGGGGTAATAAAGTAAATCTAACACTTACAGGTGATATGATGAATGGATTACAAGTAAGAGGATTTACTACAGATAGTGTAACAATCGGATGGAGTGGTACAAATGCTAAGAAGATACAATGGAATGAGGATATGGGCAGAGCAGTAACTACATCTAGTAAACCACTTAGTAATAAGTCTATCAAGATTGTACAGCAAGAGGCGAGGCAAAGAATTAAAAGAAATGCAGACAAAGAAACTGCAAAGCCTATTAACTTTAAAATAGGCAGATAGATTTCATTAATATGGAGGAAAAAATGGAAGAACAAGTACAAGAGAGTGTACAAGAGTTGGCTACTGAAAGCCAGAACAATACAGACAATATAAGTGATCGTGAGTCTGAATTGTTGCGTGAGGTCATGCAAAAGAAAGAACGATTACAGAAAGCAGAATCTGAAATAGCTGAACTTAGGAAAGCTCAAGAGGCTGAGAGGCAGAAACAGTTAGAAGAAAATGAAGAGTGGAAAACACTCGCAGAAGAAAGAGCCAAACAGCTTAGTGAACTTACTCCTGTAGTGGATCAGTATAAAGCTGAACGCACAGCAGAGAAAGAGAAACTGCTTTCAGACTTCCCAGAAGAAGATAGGGAAGATTTTAAGGAATTGACTCTAACACAGCTTAGATCAGTTCATGGTAAGATAATTAAAACAAAATCAAATATTCCAAGTGTAGATACATCAGATTCTACAGGGATGCAGGGTTATGCCACTTTAAAAGAGGCTGTAAAAGACCATGTATCTGGGAAGATAGATAGAACCACTTATGAGCAAATTAAAGAAAAGTTCACATCTAGAATCGGTAGATAATAACCCCACAACAGGCTTAGAGATTGAAGGGGATATTAAATCTGCTATTACGAAAGATAGAGAGCATATCTATATGGTGGGAAATGAAGAAGTACCTTATGAGGAAGGCTTTAGAATGTCTGTAGGACAGCAAAAAGTACCATTCTCTGATATAAGATCAACCTTCTCTCATATTTCACAAGATAAGTGGGATTCTATATTTGGAAGGAAGGAAAATAAATAATGGCAACAGGAGATAGTGGCAATTACGCAGGTAGCCTTTTAGAGGTTATCGAGGCAGAGGCTATTCTTAAATTTAGTGAGGCAAGTGTATCTGTGCCTTTGGTTTCTCAGAAGAGTGAGCCAAAAGCTGATCAGATTACTTTCATCGCTTATAACGCAGGTTCTAACACAGTAACATCAGCAGATGTGGCTAACACAGCAGAGGGTACAGTTACCCCATCTACAGCATTGGATTCTGAAAAGAAAACAATCACTCTAGATATGTATAGTGTTATGCTACCTATCTATGATGAGGCTAAGTTATCAAACGCTGATGATGTATATGCTAACGCAGGTGCATTAGCAGGTAATGCAATGGCATCTAAGTTAGATTCATTAGTAAATGCACTTTACGATGGTTTTTCAAACGCTGTAGGTGGTGCATCAACTACTATTGATGTAGATGACTTATTCCAATGTTTAGCAAAGCTAAAAGAGAACTCTGCTCCTGGACAACCAAATGCTGTTCTTGATCCTAGACAGATATGGGGAACTTATGGTATCCATAATGACCTTATTACACAGGCTCAGTTTGCAGGTTCTGGAATACAGGATGAGGGTGCTAGAAGTGGTTTTGTAAGCAGAATTGCAGGTATTGGCATCCATAGCTCACCAGAGTTTACAGTAGCATCAAATGCTGTAAAAGGTGGGGTATTCGTACCAGAGGCTCTAGGGTTTGGTTATGCAGGTGAAATGATGAGAGTTGAAGAGTACAGGGAAGGTTCTTTCCTACGCTCTAACATCGTTGTATCTAGTTTCTGTGGTGCTACAGAAATCATAGATGGCTATGGTGTTGAAATGCACTCACAGGTTACTTCTTAATAGCTAATCAATAATATGGGGGGTGGGCAACTGCCCCCCTACTTAAAACAAAAGATTTAATATGCCAGAAAGTATAAATAGTAAATTAAAAGAACAATATGATCACGATGATAGTGGGGGATCGTTAGACACTAATCTAGGGGATTTTTTAGATTCTGAAGGTGCATCTGGTACTTCCAATAACTCTAAATGGAGGAATTGGGCATCTGGTACAGGCACTAGCTTAAATACAAGACTATTCCACAAGCATGGTGGTTCTGGCTCATTTATGACCAGATGGAAGAATTGGATAGCATTTAGTTCAACTCATTCCTTCAATTTAGATGGCTCTAATGATTATTTAAACATTGGTACTAATTCTGGAATAGAATTTACAGGTACTCAGCCATTTACTATTTCAATGTGGGTTAATCTCGATTCTGTTGCGTTGATGGCTTTTTGCTACAAGAGAAGTGGCTCAAATGGATATATTTGGCAAGTGCATGATGATGGAACTTTAGAATTTTCAACAGGATCTGCAACAGGGGGTGTATTAGAGGCATCAAGAACAACTACCACAATTAGTGCAAATGAGTGGACACATATAGCTGTAGTTAGAACTGCAAATGAAGGAAAAGCATTATTTTACAAAAATGGTTCTTTAATGACTATAGATAGTTCTAATGATCCAGATCATACATCAATGAGTGATAACTCAACAATCCCTTTAACTATTGGAGAGCATGGTGGCAGTAGATATTTTAATGGTAAAATGGATGAAATTGCTTTTTATGATGCAGAACTAAGTGCCTCAGATATTACTTCCATATACAACAATGGTAAGGTAATTGATCTTAGTAAATCAGCATCATACGGAACGGACAGGACAGGTAACCTTAAGCTCTGGTTACGCTGTGGAGACAAAGCAGAACCAGAATCCACTACTGCAATCGCAAGGCAGGACTTCTATACAGACTTTGATGGTAGTAATGATTTTGTTAGTTTACCTGCTATAAGTCCATCTGGTACTTATAGTGTTTCTTTTTGGTTTAAAAGTAATGTAGAAGATAATGGAGCAATTTATACAAATGTAGACGGAGGAGATAATTATATATCAGTAGGTATGTGGGATGGTAAAATTCAGATGAATTGTGGTGATAGTAATGCCTCAGGTTCAGACAGGAGTACTACAGGAACATATAATGATAATGAATGGCATCACGCAGTTCTCATAAAAAAAGATACAAGTATTTGTTCAGCAATTTATATTGATGGTGCTTTAGTTGGGCAAGATACAAACAATAGTTGGTCTGGTACTAACTCAAGAGATGAACACTCAATAGGTAGGGCACAATATGGTAGTGATTTTTATTATACAGGTCAAATAAGTTCATTAAGCCTACATCAGACCGAACTCGATGCTCAAACCATTTCACAGATGGCAAAATCGAGGTTTACTCCTGTACGAAATTCGAGATTTTCTGTAGTGGATTTTGATGGTGTTAATGATTATATCGCACTTGATTCTGAAATACTACTTACAGGTGAGTTTACTTTTAATTTTTGGCTTTCTACTACAAAGACAGGTTCTAATTATTTAGCAGGGCATAGCACAAATGGTTCATTTATAAGA